AAAACTTTTGCACAATCTTGTAAGAATGCCATACCTAATCTTGCTGAAGATAAAACCTCACCCATTGAGTCCCAAATCACACCTGCTAAAAATGTACAAGCTTGAAATGAAGCACTACCAAACGGATGTAAGTCTCCCTGGTCCTTCCTTTTTACAATGTCCTCATCAACAAAATCACTACATGAGTATCTTGTAGAACCATAAGGACTTGTCATTATTGCTCTCTTAACTGTAGAACGTTTAACTCCAAACTGTAACCAAAGTTTTGCAAACTCACTGTCAGTCATTGTTTTTAAATTTTCAATAACTTTATCTTTGACAACTGAATATACATCTTGAGGTCTTTCACTGTTTGATAAGTTAACTGCTTTTGCCGAGGGCGTGTGTCTTAGTATTCCAGAGTAATGTTGTATTCCATTACAAGAACCGTCTTGGTTACAAATAAAATGACTTACGTAGCCATAACCTTTTGCTTTAAATTTGCACCACTCATCACACCATGCAAGAAATTGAAAAGGCTTATCTGCGTGTTCCCAATCTCTGTTAGTAAAAGGGTCATCTTGTATTTTTTTAAACATATCAAAATTACTTTCAACCCAATCTAATTGTTCTTTTCTACTTACTTTATCAATTCCAAATAGAGCTGCCCCAGTGACAGCTAACCAATAATCACCTTTGTTTTCTTCAGTGATTGCTTTACCTGTTCCAAACAAATGTAAAGCTTTTGCAAAATCAACTCCTTGTCCATTTAAATAATTTGTTACATGATAACATCTAGACCTAAAATCTAATGTGTGTGCATGATAGAAAATTACTTTTAAAAACATTTCTGCTATCCACAAAACTTTTGCAAACAATAATCTTTTAGATTTTTGTCTTGCGTTTTCTGTGTGGACCAGGACAGCTTTTTGTCTGTACTCTTTTCTTGCTTCTGCGTTTGTATCTATGTCGTGTGGTTTGTTTGGTAAATCTTCTAGTTCAGCTTTTGGTAACCCACCAATGTTAATGTTTTTGTCCCAAGCTTTTTTTAAAACTTTATAAACAAACTCATTTATTTTGTATGGTGTGTTTTGCATTGCATTAATGCCTTTATAAATAATTGGCATTTGCACATCTTTTATTTGCTGAAGGTTTTCTCTTTTACGATACTTAACAAGCGTTAACGGTTTTATGTGTCTACTATAATAACCACCACCAGTTACTTTGCCTTCTTCCCACATTCTTGGAGGAATGATTGTTGGGAAATATTCTGGTGCAAGAACTTCTAAAAAATCATTTCGATTGTTTATCCATTCTAAAGTTTTCTCTGTAGGTAATAAAACTTTTTCTTGTCTGCGTCTCCTTATCTGTGATTTAACTTCACAAAGTCCAGTAGATAAAACCATAAGCTCTATAAGCTTGTAGCCAACATGAACTTTTTCACTCCTAGTCCACAACACCCACTCCAACTCATTCTTTTGCGCTGACTCTCTAAGTTTCCTTCTCTTATACATATAGCCAAACGACCTTTTATCTAGGTCTGTTTTTACAATTCCATAATGCTCTGGTTTTGACTCTTCAAAAGTTCTTAACGCTACCTCATCCTCAATTTTACTTGCCACGTTTATGGCTGCACTTGTAAGTTTTCGTGCAATAGTAATTGAATTGATAATAGACTTAGCTGTTATTAAAGACGCTATGTCTGGTTCTATTAATGACAATAGCCTTCTTGATATGGGCTGAACACCCTTTTGGTTTCCTCCTTCATTAACAAATTGTGTAATTGCTTCTGATAAAGGTCTTATTGAATTAGACAATAAAGTCTTACCATAATTAGTAAAACTTTCTTCTCCTCGTTTCTTATGGTCACTTAATCTCTTTTGAAAACGATTAATGCCACGGTTTCTCATATCCTTTTCCAACTCCAATTGTTCTTTTAAAGAGGTAAAAGGTAATGTGATATATCCATTGTGTTTCAACATACGACTCCTTTGGTTATATAGAGGGACTTGTAGCCCCCTTGGTTCTAATAGGGGTACTAATTAACCCTCATGTGGATTGATTAATAAAAAAAAATTTTTATGCTTGGAAAGTGTTAAAAGTGAGTAATACCAGGAAGAGTATTCTAAACAGACCGATGGTCGCTATACACCTCCAACTGATTAGAAAACCGATGCTCTATCCAACTGAGCTAAGAGCGCAATTATATCTATCCGATGGTTTACTATATCTTTTAACACTAATCCAAACATTTCTTTAATCCTTTAAGAGGTTTTACGCAACGGTTCTTTACTGTCCGTTGGTTCTAACTCGTTAGTGGATTGTGGCTCAAGTACATTAACAAACGTTGTTAATCGTTTGCTCATGACTTTACCGTAGCGTTCAATCATTCTTGTGTCAGCATGGCCGACCCATTGTTGAACAGCCTTTTCAGGAACATCATTATTTAACAAACGATGTACCAATGTTCGCCTACAAGCATGAATGCCAAACCTTTTGTCATGCTGCAAGTCCATTGCTTTACGAACTTTACGCCAACTTGAGTTTGGTCTCCATTGAGCAAAATGTCGAAACAATCTTTCACTTGGTTTTTTCTCATGTGAAAATCTTTCAACAATTTTTTGGCAACGCTTTGTTAATGGAACGCCCCTAGGTTCATCTGTCTTAGTGTCCCATAGTTGTATTCTATCTTCGTAGCAGTTACCAACTTTAAGCTTTTGCAGCTCAGACAATCTAATTCCAGTATCAATTAACATGATAAAAAAATCAGCGTCATCTTTCATATTCCAGGAACGCAAAAAGTTAATTAATTGTGTCTCTTCTTCGTGAGTCACATATCTTAATTTCTTTTTAGGTTCTTTCAACCAACTTATGTATGGCTTTCTTTTCAATTGATAAACTCCATGTCTTCTTAAACAAAAAGTTATCATTGTAGAGATAGCTGACAAGTATCTATTTATTGTTGCATTCGATAAATCTTTATCTCTTAACATTGCAACTAGACCGTCAAGCATACTTTCATCAATATCAGTTATAAAAGTGTCTTTGCCCCAAAACTCTATAATCTTTTTTGCACGGTCTTTGACGCTTTCGTCTCGCCCCAAGTCCCATTGTGTTTTGCAAACTAAATTATAAATTTCTTGCAGCTCTTTTGGATTAGCTTTCATTATATACCTCCTTCCTATACTAGATGTGATGTTAACTAATTGTAGCATACAATTTTTTTCCTCTGTTAGTTAACTTAACAAGTTTTCTTCTACGTTCCATGGGGTCTTCCAGGGCTTCAACAAAATTTAAACCTTCTTTTCTAGACCAACTCCATTTTGATAAAAGAGAAACGTTTCGGCTCACGCTTGATTGAGCCATATTCAAGTCTTTAGCAATTTTAGTCATAGGAACACCCTCGTTAGCTTCGTGTATTCCAACATATAAAAAAACTGCGATGGTCTGACTGTGAATGTCTGCATCGTATTTGCGAAAACTCTCAATTTGTTTTAGCAGATTTATAGCGTTCATGTGTCTTTCTCATAGTTATGTTATTTATGGCTTGTATGCATGGTAAATAACAAAATTCATGCGTTATGCAAACGCTAATATATAAAGAATCTATAATACGCATAGTCAATTATATACTCTTTACCGTCACGTTGGCATTTAAAATTACTCCATTTAGAATAGCTTTCTATCTGAATGCTAAAGAGAATAAGATTAAGTCTCATATTATCCTCCTTATATAATGTATTGTTTTGGGGGTGCTGTAATAAGATTAGCAAAAAAGCCGTCCTGATTGCCACAACTTAAACTAACTTTTTTAGTCGCCACACTGAACCAATAAAAAACATTATTACATAATTGTTTTTGATAATGTTTAACTTTGCTCATATTATCCTCCTTTCTGCATTAATTGTTATATTGTAACATTCTATAATTTGCATAGAATTTTGTAAATCTCTTTGTAATTGTAATTCGCCCCTTCGCCCCTAAATATAGTCTCGCCCCTCAGAAAATAGAGAATTGGACCAGGGCAGCTCAAAAAAAACCTTCATATCTCAACGTACAGAGGGTTTAAGGGTCTAAGGTGACCCTAACTACCCCTCCATATTCTTAATTTCTTTAACATACAAATGGCGCAGTAGTAAATTTTATTTTCTACTACTGTCGCCTTGCTTTCGCATTTTGAACATTTAATCATTTATGATTTTCTTTATTTCTCTGATTTTGTCTTGGTACTTTAAACTTGTCTGGATGTACTCATCAGCCAAAGTTTTTTTATTCTTGTCATCAACATAAACAACAAAACTGTCACCCTCTGTTGAATTTACTGAATGACTCCAAGAACCTTGTTTTCTAAATTGTCTATAATATTTAAACTTAGGATTTAAAAACCGTTTAAATAATTTCATAAACAATTTGCCTTCAAAGTCGTTAGGCACTCCGTAAAAAAGGTAATTACCAGTTTCACCTTTATTTACTGGATTGGCTAACAACCTCGCTTGAAACTTGTTTATAGTTTCGCTCATATGTTACTCCTTTTGTAGTTATGTTTTTAAATAAATGAGCAATCACATCAACAGTCCAACCATTACCAAGCATTTTGTATCTTTGAGTATTCGATACTGAACTTGTATAATTGTCTGGAACAGTTTGTAAACGCTCACATTCTAAAGGCGTAAGTTTACGCCATTGCTTATCACCTAAAGAAATTTTAGGCTCTCGATTGCCACCTCCACAAGTATTTAATGTAGGTGACTTTCCGTCTTTATCGTAAACACGTTTTAACACATCATGACCATTTAATTCTGCATGACCTTTTAATATTAATCCGTTTTTACTTTCGACCTTATCTAGTGGAATGTAAACTTTTTGTTTACTTGCCAACGTACTAGTTAAAGTCGGTGCTTTGCCGTCAACATGATAAACTCTAGCACTTTGTTCAAAAACACCTTCACGGTACTCAAACTCTGTAATGTATTTATCAAGCCAATCTTCATCCATACGAAAAAACTTTTTCAATGCAAACCAATGTTCTGGTTCTGGAATTGAAAAGCTTTTATCTGTCCTAAACCAATGTTCAGCCAATGTTTTAGGTACACCAATATGTTCAGCAATTTCACTAATGTAATGACCACTAGCTTTTTTGTACCAACGTAAACAATATTGAAGTTTTTTAATTGGTACTTTATGTTTTCTTACTTTTACAATCTCAATCTCATTGCCTACATGATTAAGACCGTCTTTTGAAACAATGGGATTATCTTTTAATCGAATGCCCGTCATTCCTTGATTGCCAAAGCCTTTATAATCTCTTGCCATTAAACAATGAGATTTTTTAATATCAGCTTTTTGCAATTGCTTACCTTGATTAATTACAATGTCAGCAATTCCGTTATCTTCCAGAATATCTTTAATGACAATTCCTTTATCTTCTGGAACTGTAACATTAGGTATATTCGTCCAATACAATCTTCGTCTTGATTGTGCTGAAACAAGATTTGAATTAATCTCGATAGGCTCGACCCCAAGATACTCACTTATAATATCTCTGGACTCTTTATTCATGACAACGTTTTCAAGTAAAAAATATTTTGGTTTGCATTCTTTAAGTATTCTTACAAACTCAAAAAATAATTTACTACGTGGGTCTTCAAAGTTTAATCTGTTTCCAGATTTACTAAAGCCTTGACATGGTGAACCACCAATTAATAAATCAATGTCCATGTCTTTTGCATTAATTGTAGTTACATCACCAAGATGAACTATGTTTGGAAAGTTTTCTTTTGCAACTTTCATTGCATACTTATCAATCTCACTTGCATAATAAGTATCAACCTTCGCCCCTAGTTTCTTGAGAGCAATTTGACCACAACTCATGCCGTCAAATAATGATAGAACTTTCATATTGTTTTCCTTTTGTAGTTAGTTGATAAAATGGCTTTCGCCCCTCGCCCCTCCAATTATGTAAAGTTGGAAGGGCAAAAAGCTTTCGCCCCTCGCCCCTCCAATCCTCTACAAAAAGGGAGTTTTGACAAAAAACCATTAAAAAAATAAAAATGATTTTTTGAAATAGTAAACGGTGTTTATTCGTTCACTATCAAAGCGCCTTAATTTCTTTTTTGATTGTTAAGAGCCTATTATATTTTTAATTTCTCTTAATTGATTTAGAGCCGTTTTATTTACGTCCATGTCTCTAAATTCTTTATTTGTAGAATTGATATAATGAAATAAATCCATTTCACCAATTGGAATATTAACGCCTTTTGACTGACTATAATAAAATTCCTCTTCTAAAAATTTAGAAATATTACAAGGCGTTTTTCGTCCAGTAAATATTTCTGTTATTTTAACTATTTCATTTAGTTTCATATGTTTTTCTCCTTTTGTAGTTTGAGCTGCAACCGTCAAAAAAAAATTTGAAAATTGCAACAGTTTATTTATTGAGTATCTAAAACAAAACCAGAATAATCGGTTTTTGCTTTACCTTTAGCAATTAGCCCACAAATACTTTTTAAAGGGTCTGTAAATCTTAAATCGGTTTCATCCGAATTAATAACGTTAAAACCTTTAAAAGTTTTCGGTAAGTGTTTTCTAAAAACGGCTGAAATATTTCCACCCATTTTTAAAATGCTAAAAGCTTCTTTTTTGTTATCTTCGTTTAAACTATAAGTAATATGATAATTTGAAGGCATTTGACCATTAACAAATTTCAACGCTCTTTTATAAACTTTTGTATAGTCATAAAATTGAACGTTTGGAAACTGTTCCATTATACCAAAATTTTCAAAACTTATGTCACTAGTTCCGTTTAAACGTATACAAGGTATAAAACCTTTTTTATTACAATTAATAATATGATTGTTAATCTCTTTTATTAACTGATTTAAAAACGTTTCACGTTCTTGCATAAACCACCTTGTTTTATTTATTCGACCATTTTGCACGTTTGAAAATGCGCCATGTCCAGAAGTATTTAAACAAGCTTTTTTACATCCATTTGAAGCCATTGGACACACATTAAAACCAGATAACGTTGAAGGCGCTAAATATAAAATAGCTGTTTTATATCCATACTTTTGACCCTTCACCGTTTTGGCGTTGTTATCTATGTTTAATAACTTTTTACTTTTTGTAAATGGTAATTGTTTCATATGTTTTTCTCCTTTTGTAGATTTAAGAAAAAAAGACGCTTTGATAGTAAACGAATTAAAGGCGCTTAATAGAATGCTGAAAGTTTTTTAAATATTTATTATTATCGTTTAACTTTATATTTTGTTTTGGTCATCTTACTTTTAAAATAATCATAGTTATGCGATGAACACATATACATTATATAATTATTTGGGTCTGTTACTTGATACTCAGAAAACGCATTTTTTTTAATTGCATTCTCAAAGCATTTTTTTGGTTCATCATGAAAAACACTTTCAAGATGTGAATTGATAACCTTAGAAGGTTTATTTAATTCGGCCGTAAACGTCTCAGCTTGTTTGATTTCCGTATCAGTTAATAAATATAAATTAGTCATATGATTTTCTCCTTTGTAGTTAAAAAAAAATCAGCATTCAATTAAACGCCTTTAATCGTTTTATAAATTCACAAAGTTTTTAATTTAACTTTGTTTTCATGCTATCTTTATTTCAAGTATGCACTAGCCACGAAACCAGACGTTAACGCCTACGTTATTTAATCAATGAGTTTTTTAAAATCTATTAATCGTAAAATCTCGTTATTATTAAAAGTCATAATATTCAAAACTGATTTTATTTTTAATATATTCCTCACGGCATATTCTTTATAACATTAAACCATTAACGAATACAACCCATTAATCAATTAATTACAAAATAGCATAAAATAAGCCATTTTTAGCGCATTATTTAAAAAGCTTTAAAAACCGTTATTTTGTGAAAAAATGAAAAAATAGGCTAATTTGACCAAATCAATCAAAATTAAAAGCCCATAGAAGGCCATAGAGCGCCTTTAAATAGTTTTTAGGTACTAGGACACCCCCCCCAATATTTTCGAATAATTTAAAATATAAATAAAACTAAAAGAATAAATAAAAGAATAATTAAAAGTAATTATAAAGAATAAACAAAAAGAATATTAAAAGAATTAATAAAATTAAATCTAAATGAATAATAAAAGAATAATTAAAAGTAATAATTAAATGTTAATCTTTAAGTTTAATTAAAAAGAAAAAAAAATAGACCCCACGACAAAGATAAACCCAAAATAAAACTAAAAAAAAAACATAAAAGTTAACCAACGGTTATAACAACCGATAAATACTATAGGAAAAACGCCAATCCTGGAACAGAACAAAAGGTGAACAAAAGAACAAAGGGGGAACATTGCCCTCTTTATTATAATGATACCCTCTCAGATTTTTTTACCAAAATCTTACGGATAAACCTAAAGATTAACAAGGGTATGTACCCTAATAGTATTATTTCTGGTAATGTCATGCTCTACTCTCCTCTATAATGGTTAATGGGTGGGTAGGTTTCATATATAACCTACTTAAAGATACTTTATGTTCACATTAAGGTTACATATAGGTGACTTTCTACCCCCTAGTTCTAATAGGGGTACTAATTAAACCACCTTGAGTTACTTGGCTTTTGACCTACTGCATTTTCCATAAATCTGTCTAAATCTTGTCTTAACAAGTCGTTCTTATGCTCATTAAAAGATAACTCTTGGTCTCTGTCCATTCTTTCTACCCAGTAATTTACTGCAATAGATAAAGCGTCTAGTTGGTCATCATGTCTGATAGAACCTTTGTCTTTAGTAATACGAGTCATTTGCTTAAACAATTGGTGGTCCAGGTCTAACTTAAAGTCATCCTTAATTAGTTCTTGGCTAACAACTAGTCTATGTTGGTTCATAACAGGCTCTAGAGTGTCTATAATACGTAGTTCTTTCTGTTTTGAGTGTCTTACCTCTTCAATAGAACAAGGGTGTATACGAGCCATTATGGGCTTTAGAAGGGCTGTTGCCATTCCGTCACCAAAGTTAGACTCTAATACTACATAGTTAACATTTTGATGTTTAGCTATTGTTGCTAGTTCTTCTAACGTAGTATCACTATATCCACCTATTAAACCACCACAAGCTGTTACATATAAAATACCATGAAGCATTTTAACAACAGCAAAGCCAGTTCTATCAGCGCCACGTCCTGCAGGGTCAATTGCCATAACTGAACCTTCAAACGGTGCGTACTCTTCAGATAAATACATAGGCGCTACGTAGTAGTCACCTTTAAGTCCTACATTAGGCAGCTCACTATCTATATTCTTAATTTGGTCTGTAGAAGAAGCCCATTGTATTTTTGCAGGTGCTTCTTTCCACGTGGATAAACCAGATACAACAATTAAGTCGTTTAGTTTAAGTGGATATTTTTCTAAATCACTTAGAGTTGTATCTAACATAAACTGTAATGCAAAACCACTACGACCATAAGAAGCTTGACGTTCCATTAAGTCTACTTCATCAAATCTTTGTGGGTCTGTAGGTTTACCTTCTAACTTTTTATCTTTCTTTAACGCTTCAGTTATTGTTGGTGCTAATTTATTACCTAAATTAATCTGCTGCGTTGGTGTAGGATATAAAGCCGTCCATACTCTTGTTTGAAATCCTCTTTCTTCCAAGTCATTGTACAAACTCATTTCTGTTTGAGGTGTACCTAGGAATACAATACGTCCTACTTCAGGTTTGATGATAGCGTCAAATTCTTTTACGGTCTCACCAAGTCTGTCCCTCATTAATTGTGTTTGAGAGTTATTAGCTGACTCCACGTCATCTGCGATAATTAAATCAGCACGTGAACCAGTCAATTGCGATGTAACACCTAAAGATTTTACTGAAGGTGCGTGTGACGCTCTAGCCGGTGCTACATCAAAAGAAACTTTAGAGTGACGTTGGTCTTCTCTAGGTTTCAAATGATTTAACAAAGGCATTTCACTTATAAGTCTTTGTGTAAATGTACTAAAGTCATCTGCTCTGTTTTTACTAGCAGATACAACTAGAATATTTCTTTGAGGGTTAAGTAAAAGTTGATGACATACAAAAGCTGATGTAATCCAAGATTTACCTACTCCTCTAAAAGCTTCTATTACTATACGTTTAGAACCATTTTGCAGATAATCTGCTATATCGTACTGTATAGGTGTTGGGTTGGGTAGATTTAAGTGTTGCCAAGCTAGATATAAAAAATTTTTAAAGTTTTTTACACTTGGCTCTATTTGTGGTGTTTTTTTATTCATAATTAAACCAATTATAACAAGCGTAGATAGATAAAACTAAATACATACATTCCATAAGAGTTCTGGGTTTGTCCTGGTCCTTAAAGGATATCATAATCCATATAGTGCAAGATATTGCGCCTATAAACCATCCGAACCATTGTAATCGTAGTATGGTACTAGATAATATTCCAACTGACATTGCAGCTAGAATAAAACCAATCCATCGAATATTATTTTTCGTCAAATGGTAAATCGTCTGTGATACTATTCTTAGGTTGTTCATTTACTTCTACTCCATAAGTTTTGCAAGTATCTAAACAAACCTTTAATTCACTAGCTGTTAACTTTTCTCCACTTGTTAACATCTCGTATGCTTTATCTACTAAAAGTTTTGGTAGAATTTTAGTTTTTGCTTCAAACGAATTTGGTTTGTCAGACATTAGATTGCTAGTAATATTAGTGACCAAACAACAAAAGCTATAAGTTTTCTTTTGTTATCTTTAGCCCACGCTGTAAAATGGTTTTTCCATTGTGTAGGTGTTTCTCCGTAAATAATCATTTGTTCTCCTTATTTTAAAATTAGTTTTTTAATATGTTTTTTGTCTAGGTATATTTCAATTTCTGCTTTAGATTTTAAACATTCATACCTAACGTTGCTATTTTGTTTAAGTTGTCTCATTGCAATTCTTTTTCCTTTAAGACAATCTGACATAGATTGTTGAATTCTATGTTCGTTAATTTCATTGTTTACTATCATTAGTAAAGCTACAACAGTTTCAATCATTAGTGTCCTCCATTACCGTTGGCTCTTACTTTGTCTTTTAGATGTTCAATATCTTCTAATGCTTTATCTAATTGTGTTTTAAGAAATTCTATATTAACTTTATTAGTCATATTCATTTCTTGAGTAGACTGTAATTTTTCTACTGTCTTATAAAGGTCTTCTAATAAAAAATGTTGTTCTTGGTCAGTAGGCACTTGTTCAGATTTTTTAAGCAAATCATTTTCAAATAATTCTCTTGAAGTTTCTAATGATGTTAACCTACCTGTAAGTTCAGTATACGCAATTACACCTGCTACTACGCCAAAAATTATCATAGCCATATTACGAATTGGCATACTTACAGACGTATTTTCACTAATTTTCATTATTTCCTTTTCATTAAGTCAACACCTTTAAGACCATAAATTGAGCCAACTACTCCTATAAATAATCCCTGATACCAAAAAGGCATATTAGAGAAATATTCAAAGAAAATATCTAGTTTAGCACGTATGTCAGGGTCGTCAGAGAAAACAGAGTAAGCCAATAGAATAATAGGAATGGATATAAGAACCAAGACGAATTCATCTTTCCAACCATTATCATTACTAGCGATAATAGCTTTCTTATATTCGACTTCACCTTTGACCATCCTTTCTACATGGTTTCTCTCTGCTACTGCTTCAAGTTGTTTTGTTTCTTTTTTTGTTTGATAAATGTTTGCTGCTGTTTTAACACCAAACGTTAATAATTTTAATATTGGTAATCCCATTATATATTCTCCACTTTAATTGCACGGCATTCAAATTTAATAACTATTTTGTTTTCGTTAACAAATTCTTTGTCCCATTCTAAATTTTCTTCTAATTGTTTAAATGTAGTTTGAGCAACTGCATATCCATTCATAACGCAATCGTAATGATTATTAAATTGATAACCTGCGTATGTATGAGAAGGACATTGTCCAGTATTCATGCTGCACATATACAGCACTAATAAATATTTCATTTAAATTGAAAGAAACCTATAACTCCAACAATTAATGTTCCAATAGCTAGGATAACTTTTAGTCCACCTTTACCCATATAAACATCTTGTCTTAGAGATTTAATTTCTTTTCTCATTTCTTCTATGCTTTTAAGAATGCTTTCCATTCGTTCAGCACAAAGTTTTTCATGTGATGAAAGTCTAATTCCTGTAGCAACATCGCTAAACTCTTTTGGTGTTATCTTTTTTTTAGCCATTATGATACGATAACAACTGCACCGCCTCCACCTGCACCAGAACCTACTCCGCCTCCGCCATTAGTTGGGTCAGCACCGCCACCGCCTCCACCACCATGAGAGCCTCCACCCCCACCTGCGTTTCCACGACTGCCACCGCCAGAACCTTTAGCACCACCTACAGAGCCACTTCCATTTGATGCTGTGTTTGAAGAACTATCGCCAGAGCCTTGACCACCAGAAGTATAACCAGTACCGCCACTTGCATTAGCACCGCCTCCATTTGTATAACCGCCTCCGCCATCAATTCCTCCGCCTCCTCCACCACCTGTGAAGTAAGTTGAAGAACCATTACCGCCATGATTGTGACCTGCAATTGAGAAACTACCTGCACCGAAGTCATTAGCCGCTTCTGAACCTGCACCTCCGCCACCTGCACCGCCATTAATTCCATTTTTACCTGCTGAAGTATCTTCTCCTGATGTATAAGCTGATTCAGTTGTGTATGTTCTAGTTAATGTATAATCATCTGCACCTGCACCGCCTTTTCCGCCAGTTCCATTTATGTCACCGCCAGAGCCAACGCCACCTGCACCTCCAAATGAACCTCTACCAGAAGAACCGCCAGTATAGACAGTATAACCACCGCCATCAACATTGTCAGTTCCACCATGACCACCGCCAGTAGCTTGAACTGTAATACCTCCTGCTGTCAAAGATGAAGAACCTCCTGCTGTTGGATTTGAAGTAGCACTTCCACCAGTTCCACCAGAGCCGACTGTAAAGCTATAAGTACCTGCGGTTAAGTTTGGAAATAGCTTGTAAGCCATTCCGCCACCACCACCTCCACCATATTCTTCGTTAGAGGAAAGAGTGTCACCAGTATCACCTCCTCCGCCACCGCCTCCGCCAATTACATATACTTTGACAGGTTGGTTTTGAGAAATAGTGAAATTTCCGCTTGATGTATTAATTGATGTTGAACCAGAACCACCATTGACAATATTAAATTGTCTATCAGTAGTTTGTCCAGAATTTGATGTTGCTCTAACTGTAAAAGTATTTGTAGTAACTGAGCCTACTGTTGGTAAAGTTCCTGTGATTGCACCAGTTGATGTGTTTAAAGAAACACCACTCGGTAATGCACCAGATTGTATTGCATAACTAGAGATACTCCCATCTGGGTCTGTAGCAGTCACTTGTAAATTTATACTGTCGCCATTAAAACCACCACCAATAGAACCAGAGGCAGTAGTCCAAGCAGGTACAGCATCAATATTAAATGCGTCTTCTTTAAGTGATGAAAGTCCACCTGCTGAAGTTACTTGAACATCAAAAGGTTCTTTAGTTGGGTCAATGTTAGTATTAATTCTTGCAGTAATTTGTTCACCAGAATTAATAGTAACTGTTGGTGATGAATATTGTGTTCCATCATTTCCAATAAATTTTACTGTTGCACCAGTAGCAAAATTTGTACCAGAAATAACTAAATCAAATCCTGCTGTAATACTGTCTCCAGAAATATTTGTATTGTTTACTGAAGTAATCATAGGTGCAATATCAATACTTTTGAATACATTTCCAGTATAGTATTCAGCTAATCCAGTAGTAGAATTAAATCTAATTTGACCAGTTGTAGAACCTCGTTGTGCTGTAGTACCAGAAGCTACTTTAGTACCTTCAGTACCAGTATCGCTTATGTTTTCAAACGACACGTCTAAGTTACTGCCAACGATTTTACCGTTAGCTGTGCTTAAAAGTTTTGAAAGGTCTCTATTCCTTGCCATTTATTATCTCCTTAATTTATGTAATTATTCTTTTGGAAATTGGTCTTTTACCGATTTTACCCAATCAGCCCAAAAAGTAGTACCATTGGCTGTGTCCCAATATTGCATATCCATTTGTTCTTGCCATGATTTTTCTTGGTATGCTTCTTTTCTATCTCTAGAATATTTTTCATTTGTATATTGAGTTTGTAATTCAGCTAATTTTGCTTCAATATCTTCGTTACTAATTGGTGTAGTGTCGTTAATAAATTCTAGCGTATCTATGTTTTCACTTTCAACTTTAAAATTAGCACTTGGATTTATTGCTAAAATTGCTGTAGTTATTGTTGGTCTTTTCATCATAATAGTTTACTCCTTTCTTTATTAACTATAAATTCCGTTAGCTATTTCCCAAATCATCATGTAACTTGAAGCTGCACTTTGATGGTCATGGTCACTATCGTTTGAACCTCTACCATTAAGTCTAATTCCATTAGAAGTTGACCCTCTATGGGTTCTACAAACTACTGTAAATGTTCTAGCGTTTCCATTATTGCTTGTTGGTGTATATAAACCAAATACATGAGATGAGTTAGCACCTCTGTAATCATCAACACTACCGTCTGACCCTGTACCCCAATGATTTGACATATAACCTGCGTTAGTGTTTGAGTCATTTTGACGTTCATGTGTAATTGGAAAAGCAAAATGTCCAGTAGAACTATAACTACCACCTAATTGACTGTCGTGAACATTAAACATAGCATTACTATCGTGGTTCATCATACCTGCCGAAATCACAGCATGAATATAAAAACTACTGTTTGAATTAATGGGGGTAATGGTTTTATATAAGTTTGTGTTGGTATAATTTGTCGACTGAATATCTTGTTGACTAGTATAATGAGCCGTTTTAACTTGTAGAATACCACTTTGAGGTTTTGCCGCAAATTCTAGAGCTGTTGCACCAGAATTAACTTGCATAATTTGATTTGCCGAACCTAAAGCTAAAGAACTTATGTTTCCACTAGCGTCTGTTGTTACTATTTTATTGTTACCGACAGCGAGAGAAGTTCCCCCTGCCATTTTAGCCCAGTAAGTTGTATTTACTGTTCCTGAAGAGGATGGCGTTTGACCTGAAGCTGAAGACGCATTTACGTAAACGTAAGATGAAATTTCTCCACTATCAGTGTACTGAACGACATCTTTCGACTCGTATGTAGTACCACTTGCGTAAGTACCTTTCCATACAAAAGCGACTTTTCCTAAGTCAATTTGTGCCATTTTTATACTCCTTTATTAATTGTTAAATGGTTGCTATTAGATGACCGTTACTATTTAACGACCAACTAAATCCTGTTGCTGCGTAAACAACATCATCAAATGCTGCGTATGTTGAAGCATTAATATTGTCGTTTCCACCGTTTGTTGTAGTGACTGTTAAACTATCATTTATGTTGTCACTGTTAGTGTCAGATAAATTAAATCCGTACACTTCTGCTGAACTTGCGTTAGCAAATTCTAATCCGTTTGCGTTTGTATTCATAACAAGCGCTTGTCCTGCTGTTCCAAAACTTGCAGGTGTATCTGTTAAATCTTTAATTGATATGTTAGCTAATTGAAATGTTCCGTAAGCTACTACTGAAATAATATCATTGACTGCCGCTGCACTCGCAAGAACTACACTATTTCCTGAAGTTGCAGTAAAATCTGAATTTGCTAATTTTATTCCGTTGACATACAGGTCAATAAATCCTGCGTCATAAGCCAAAGTTGAGCCGTTTGCGTCAGCGCCACTAAATGTTGTTTGCCCTGCAGTTGCAGTGTATTCAAATCTGTTTGATGTTCCGTTAACAGTTGAACCTGCCGCAGCCCATCCAGAAGTTTTGTATACTTTTAATTCATTAGCTGTCGTATCAAAATAAAGGTCACCAACATCATTGGAACTTGAAGGTGCTGAACTTGCAATTCTATATCTTTCTGCAAAAGAGTTTACTCCAGATAAATTTGAAGCAACACTATTTACGTTTGCAATTGAACCACCAACATTGTTTACGTTAGTGATTGCGTTTGCTACTGTCGTAATGTTTGCATTGTTTGTAGCTGCTGTCGTAACGTTAGCTGAAATTCCTGCTACAGTTGTTACATTAGCTTTTATATTTTCTACTGCTGAAACATCTGAAGCAATGTTTGCAACATTTGTTACATCACTAGAAATTCCTGCGACTGTCGTTATGTTAGAATTATTTCCTGCTACAGTGTTAATATTTGTTGCGTTACTAACGGCTGAGTTAATGTTGCTAGAATTGTTTGCAACACTTGTAACGTTGCTAGATATTCCTGCCACTGTTGTTACGTTTGCAGATATTCCGGCAACTGTTGTTATGTTTGCCGATATAGGTGCTAAAGTATTTACGTTAGCAATATTAGTTCCTACAGTGTTAACATTTGCAATATTGTTTGATACTGTGTCAATTTCTGAAGTTGTTTCTTGTAAGTCTAACGCAGCAGTTTCTATTTCTGAAACGGTTTCGTTTAAATCATTTGCTACAACAATTACTTTAGCAATATCTGAAGCCACTGTATTAACATTAGCTATGTTAGTTGCTACTGTATTAATGTTTGCAGAATTACTTGCTACTGAAGTAACATTAGCCGAAATTCCTGCAACAGTAGTAACGTTTCCAGATATACCTGCTACTGTAGTTATGTTTGGTAAGTTTGTTGAAATAAATTGTTTGTTAACGCCATCAGTATTATTTACTGGGTCTGCAACATTTGTAAGTCTTTTATTTTGTACATCCCATTGAAAGTTTGCATTGTCTAGTTTGATTACATCGCCTGCGTCATCAATAGCTTCTTGTGACATAAAGAAAGCTTGGTTTGAGTCAGTATCTAAATCATTTTCTGTTAAGACTGAGCCTGCCGCATAATCAACTAATCTTGAAGTTTGACTTGTAGTTCTTCGTATCTCAATAGCACTTGCCGAAGCCGGTGCCGTGTTAAAAGTAATCTGAGTTCCAGAAGCGTTGTAAGTGAAAGCAGTTGTAGCTACACCATTAATTGTTACAGTAATGTCAGCCTGGTCACGATATGTAAAATTTACTGCATATTGTGTGGTTGAGCCATTTCCTGTGTATCTTACAAATGAATTAGCCATTTATACACTCCTTTTCTTCTTCTAATATGGGTACTTATTGGTTAGGGTTTTTCTGGAAGGTTCATACTTCCTATTTTTCTAATAACGTTTTGAATACCTAAAGCATTCTGTAATACAAACATTTGAGTTAAATCATTGAATTGTTTCTGTGAAAAGTCATAATCACTGTCCCACATAGATTTAGCTGTTCTTGCTATACCTCCTGTAGGTGAGAAACCTTTAGTCCATAACAAGTCATACGTTGGGTTACCAGTTATAATATTTGAGTCTAGTCCAGTTGAACGATAGTGAAACAAAGGGTCAAATCCAAAAACTCCTATTCCACTATCTATTGTAGCAGGCAGTAAAGAAGCAAAAGCTGAACGTTGAAATCCTGCTTTAGCAATATTTTTTATTATCTCTTCTTCTGTTTTACCTAATCTGTTTTCTAAAAATTTCTTTCTTTCTCTTCCAGTCATTAGCAATGCTTGTGCTTGTATTTGAGCAACATACGCCATTCCTGCAAACATAGTTGACATTACAAAACCTTTGTAAGCTTGAACGTCATTCATTTTTAATCCGTGCAATAAATGTTTTCCGTAAGCTGTCATCATAAATCCTCTAAACTGAAACATTATTTTTCCTAATGTACTGTCTGTAAAGCCACCAAGAAACATTTGTTCACCAATATCATTTTCTTGAATAGTTCTTCTTCCCCATCTATTTATTGCATGAGCATAGATATCAGCAGCTTCTTGGTCTGCCCAATTGTCTATATTAATTCTTTTAATTTTTCTTTTTGTTAATGCACCTTCTTCAGTAACAGCGTGTTTTTTAATCTGGTCTAAAATTCTTTTATACATAACGTCAGAAATACCTAAATCTCTAGCACGTTGTAATGTCATTGCTTCTTTTCCTCCAAATGCCTGGTTAACCCATTTTTGAACCATACCTTTTAAAGCAATTCTTTTCATAGCCATGTTAACAATATTCATTCCAGAAATATCTGCTGTAACTCTGTTTAAATGGTCAAGTCCTCTTTCTATTTTTGTAATTTTAGATGTAGACACTCTTGCACCAAATTCATCTGATTGATTAGCTACTTGATTAATAATTCTTTCACTTCCAAATCCACCAAAAACTTCTTCGGCTTCTCTCATAAACTCATCATCTATGTCACCATTTTTTAATCTTTTAATAAGTTTTCTCATTTCTGGTAAATGTGTAACTGTTTGTCTTAATCCAACGTTTGCAATCAATACACCTATCTCAGCTAACTGAGCAAAACCAACTTGGTTCATAATTCTAGCAAAATTATATTTTCTCATTATTCTTCCAAATGTAGAAAAACCTCTTTTTTTCCCTGTCATTTCTTCTAAAGGTCTTCCAATTAAATGGTCATAACCACTTTGTAGAGCTGCCATTTCATTGTCTCTAGGAGTTCCAGTGTCTTTAAGCATTCCCATGTTGTCATATTCTTTTTCTACTTGTCTCATCATTTTTTGCCAATCAGACGGTGATTTAAAACCTCTTTCTGCTAATGCAATTTGACCAGTAAGATTGTTTGCATAATTTAAAAATAATATTTCAGAATCATTTTCTAAAAAATCTGCAACTGACATTTCTCCATCAGAATATGTTTCATCTAGTTTAACTCTTCTGCTTTTAAATATATTTGATGTACTTGCTTTACTTGGAAATATAGCGTTTGTTATTTCCATAATTTCGTCTGCGCTTAAATCTGTTTGTTCTCTTAATATTCTGTTTAAATCTTCAGCCTTGGAATTAAGTATTCCACCAATGTTCATTTGGTATTCACTTTTAGTTTTTCTAACAATTGTAACTAAATACTTGGCTATTCTTTTATTTGCTTTTTCATTTAATCCACCACGCATTGCTTTAGCTAAAAAGTTTATAACTTTTGCTTCAGTAAATTTATCCACCATTGCAGACATTTTAGCGTTAGAATAAATTCTAGTTAAATAATTAAAATTTTCTTCAATCTTATCAGCACCTCTGACACCTGCGTCTTTGGCTCTTTGAAGTAAATCTTGATAACGTTGTCTTTGAGAGTTAGCCATTTTATTAACTACTGGACTTTCAATTGCTTCACCTCTAATTGCTCTAGCTACTAATTCATTAAATTCTTGTCTTTTAGTAATGCCATCTAAATGTATTCTTTTATAACCATTTTCTTTTAACCAAGCGTCATAATTAGATACCCAATTTCTGTAGTATAAAGTTCTTTGTCTGTTTAATTCAAATTGTTTAACTTGAGACATCGTTTTAGACCTAACCCAATTTTTACCAGTCTTACCAATCGACTCATATAAAATATTAGATATACCTCTAACTAATTTATTTTTAGATTTATCCGTAACACTTGCTCTATCAAATCTAAACCATTTCCAATATTTAGAATCTATTTCACCAAATATAGGTAAACGAAAACCACCAGTTTCTTTCACATCCATTAATTGTTTTGCCATGTAGTTTTGATATAACTCAGCCATAGCGTCATTTTCGTCTGTGCCAGTGTACTCTAGATTTTCTTCTTTAATTTTGCATTCTGCCATTTGTTATCCTTAATCACATTTATAAATTTTACCGTCTTTAGTAATGATGTATTCATCCTCACCATCAGGCATTCTAATTTCTGTGTTACCATCTGTTCTTATTGTTGTTCTGTCTGCTAAATCTTTATTATATTCGTCAGCTACTTTGTCATAATCATCTTGTTCTGTTTTGTTAGCAACGTCATATTTTTTATTGCCTTTTGTAGTAGGCTGTAATTCTGCTTCATCAAGTATTTCTTTTTCTTTAACGTTAGTGTAATCATCCATTGCTTTATTTAATGCAATATCATCATCGGACATATTACGACTTTTAATTCCTCTTATAGTTCCACCTAAAACAAATCCTGCTGAAGCTGCAATTAATAATTCTTTTGTGCCTAGTGTAGGATTTTGTGAAACTAATGCACCTTCAATTGCAAAGTTTGTAGTTCCTGCCGCAAGTCCACCTCTAATAATTCTTTGAATACGATTTGCTTTGTTCATTACAATGGCTGGTGCTAAGATTCCATCTGTTGCAATCGCCGCCGCCCAAGCTGTTGGGTCTAGGACTGCTGCGAGAAATCTTGCTGTTAATCCTGTAGCAATTCCTTTAGACATAATTACTTTTTCTTTTTTCTGAACGTCTAATATTTTTTCTTTAATTCTTTTTAATTCTGGATAAGACAATGCTTTTTCAAAAGCGTCCCAATAGTCTGGATTAACACCTTCTCTTAGTTCATCTTGTTGTTCTTTACTTAATACAAAATCATTAATACCAAACTCATAGTTAGGGTTTAAATCTTCTCTACCATTATGTTTTAATATCCACGAAGTAATCCACTCCTGGTCAATTGCTGCTTTACCTATATCTAAGTAAGAAAATTCTTTTGATAATTTTTCTTTTACATCTGCATTAACTTTATCAATTTGAAATTGGTCTTGTTCACTAATAGTAGGAACATCTAGCATTGGGTCTAAGAATGATGGATTTTTATGTCCTTCTAAAAAATCTGTTTCTTCTAATTCTTGATTTTGTTTTTCAATTGCTTCTACAATTTTATCTTGATTAGCATATACAAATTCATCTTTACCTTTTTCAAATGCAGCTTCGTTAACTTGTACTTTTTCTACTTTTTGATTGTAGTCCTCTTGTATTTTGTCTAATTCTGTTTGACCAGTTTCTTCATAGTCTTCATTTATTTGTTTTAAATCATCTACTAAATTAGAAATAAAATTTCCAGAAGCTTCTACTACGCCAGAACCTAAAGTATTTTCTGTTTCTGTTTTAAGAATTTCTGTTTTAGCTTCATCATCTATATAAGGGTTCATCATAACTTCTGGTAATGAACCATCCATACGTAAAGCGTCTGCTTTTAACTGATTATCAATTAAAGTTGTGTCAGTTTTTTTTAGCGTTGGAAATAAATAGTTAGCTTCTTCTTTTCTTCTAGAGTCATATCTGTCTCCAAAATCTAACAAATTATTATAAGCGCCTTCCCAATCACCACTTGTAGTTTGTTTCCAAAAGTTTGGTGTTGCTTTTTCTAAATTACCATATTGAAAAGCTACGGAAGCAAGAACTGTTGCTTTTTCTTTTGATAAATCATCAAACGATGTACCAGTAGTATTTTCCCATTCTGTTCTAAGATTTGTAATAGCTTCACTTTTAGCAAACTCATTAATTATTTTTGCCTGGTCTTCACTTACATTTAAATTAGAAGCTACTTCTTGTGCTTCTGCACCTCTTAAAGATAAAAATGGTGTTAATACATCTATAATATCTTGTGGTAATCCTTTTAAATCTTCTAAAACTCTTGCACCTAAATCAAAACCAGAAGCAATTGTAACTCCAGAGTTTGAATTTTCTGCGTCTGGTACGTAGCCTTTTGTTTCAAAGCCTTCTTGTTTTAATATAAAATCAAAATCTATATTGCTCATTCAGTTACCACCTTAAATCCTTCTCTCATTTCATTATAGGCTTTTAAATCATCTACGTTTTCAAATGTAGGTACATTCTCACCACTATAAAGTTTTAATAATTTTTCGTTTCTTTCTTTAAGAACGTTGTTCCATTCAGATGTATCTAAGAATTTTTTATTAAATTCAGAATTGTTATTAAATATTTCTGTGTAACTAAACGCATATGCTTTACCGTCTATACTTACTGGTGACATTGTGTTTCTGTCCATAACAACAAACATATTTCCAAACCACGGTGCTAATACTAAATCGTCTGGCTCATAAAAACTGTTTGATTTGTTTGCTACTTCTGTAGAAAGAAATACAGATTTTTTAGTTAAGTCAGCGTGATACGATGCGTCACCGTCAAGTCCAGGCATTTTTCTTTTGTTCCATAAAATACCATCTACAGCAATGTATGATTTTTTAATCATGTCTATTGCTTTGTCTCTTGCTAGTGTTTCTGATGTTCCTGTAGCTACAAATATTTTTGCAATACGAATTGCTTCTTGTACTTGAAACGTTGTATCAGCATCATCTTTAAACCAAAATTTAAATGAAGCTTCTATTTGACTTTGTATCTCATCATTTGTGTTTTCAAATCTTGCTACTGCGTCTGGTAGATTTTGTATTTTCCACATTGTAGCCACAGCGTCTTGTAATTCTGTACCATTCTTTTCTAAAGCTAAAACACCTTCATAAAATATTTCTTCTTTACCAGTTAAATAATCAGCAACAGGATTGTTGTCTTGTCCTAATCTTTTTAACATTTTAAATTTTTCGTAACCTTTTACAAATTGAGGAACTTGGTCTATTTGAAATATATTAGTATTGTTAATTAAACCTATTCCTAATTCTAATTCTTCTTTCCAAGGATAAAATACTGTAGCATTTTTAGACATAATAGAAGCTATGTAAGCATTTACTTTATCTTCTTTTGGAAACGTTTCTCCTCTGTTAGCAGGATTGCTTTCCCATGTCTTTGCTTCTTCATCTACTAATGCAATAATTTTATTATAAATACTATCTTGTGCTAATTTTTTATCTGTTTCTGAAATCTTTTCACCATTCCAAATATCTTTATGTCCTTCACCATCAAAAAACATTTTTTCAATATTAAGTTTTTTAGTTCCAGAATTGACTGCTTTTGTAATAGCTGTAATTATTTTAGTTGCTTGTTCTTGGTGTTCTGGTGTTTGTAAAAATGAAGGTATCTTATTGTCTTGTCCTCTTTTACCTTTTATATATTCTACAATAGTTTTAAATTCTGAGGGGTCACTGACTATACCATTTGCAATTAGTGTTGCTCTTTGTTCTAAATAATTAAGAACATTTTTGTCATAGTCATTTTTATTTACAAATTTTTCATTTACTACTTTATCTAATCTTAAATCTTTTAAACCTTTACTACCATTTTGTTCCCAAGCTTTGCCTATCATTACAAATGCAGCATCGTTAGTTTGTTTATTTAATAACAAACCTTTAGCTACAGATACTTTCTCATCTAGTTTAAGTCTCATTTGGTTCATAGAGTCTGTATAGGCTCTAGTGTAAGATTTAGTTTGTGTATCTAAAACTCTAAGTGGCTTACCGTCTTTTGTTTGAAACAAGCTATCTACATTTAAAGTAGCCATAGTTTCACCAGTTTCATCACCTGCAGTTATATTAGCAACCTTTGTTTCAATGTTATTAAAATCTTCAATAGCGTGTGATAAACCAAAGTTAGCGTCTACTACTGCTTTAGCATAATGTCCTTTTAAATTAGCAACTCTCTCATCACCAGAGTCAATCATCTTTTTAATTTCATCTGGATTTGTAATACCTTGTGCTTTTAAATTATCAAAAACATCTTGTGCTTCATCTTGTTGTTTAGTTTTATAACTTTCAGTAAAGACAGAGAATGATTTGTTAAAGTTAGATAGCGCATTAGAAATCTGATTTAACTCAGAGTCTTTAGCTTCTCTGGGTCTTCCAGAAGAGGTACTTTGATACCTTACTGGAACGTATTGTGATTTATATGCCATCTATTTTCCTTATTGATTTATTATTGCGTCTTCATTTCCTGCATAGTCTACACCTGCACCTGCTACATTAATTGCTAATGCCATGTTGCTAGGTTGTACTGGAACTGGAAGATTGTTAATAGTATTTGCGTAAGAAGCATAAGCTTCATTTTCTTGTCTGTTAAACGATAACATATCTTTAGTAAACGCCATGTTAACATCCATAAATTCTTTATCTGTGTCTGTACCTACGTCTTTATATATTGCTGTAGCGTTACCAACATTAAGTGCAAGTTGTTCAGACATTAATGCAATCTTTTCTCTTTTAATTGCAAACTTTTCTGCTGCCTTTTCTTTGGCTGCGTTTATTTTACTTTGGTCTATTTGTCCGTAGTCATCAAACATCGCTGCACTCGCAGCATTTTTAGCATGAAAATTTGAAACAGAAGTTCTATAGGCAGCTTCTTTTTTAGCGTTATGTTCTGCAACTGCACCAACTACTTTTAACGCAAAGCCTGCTTCTGCTGTACACATATTATTTTAACTCCTTCATTACTAATATAAAATTTAATTTTTCATGTCCGTATGGTAACTTTTTCTTTGGTTCAAATCCTAAGAACTGTAACCATTTTAAAGTTTCCCAATTTCGTTCATCTACAAAGTTGTAAAGATATTTATAACCTTTACCCATTTCGTTTACCCAATGAGGACATTCTTTTAAGAATTGTCTTACATGGTTTCTAAGTTGGTCGCTTGATAACATCCAAGCTACACCATAATCTTTTTCATAGGCACATGGGGTTGACCCAAACATACCAATAACACCTTCTTCTTTTGTTCCTAAGATTGAATAGTTTTTTGCACCTTCATAAGTGAAGGGAAGAACTAATGCCTTTAATGGACTTAGGTTGTCCGAAGCTTTAATTTCACGTCTATCTGCTAAACGCATTTTTGGTGCTAAGTCGATACAATCATTAATGACTGCTTCTCTTACGCATTTTTCCATATTACATCCTTCTATTTCTTCTATGATAAAATCCTTCAATTTCTGCTGATATAAAGTGACAAGGTAAATGTGAATTTGAAGTTAATTTACAAACATATCCTGTGTTTTTACTTTGGATTGGTATAGTAAATGTACCACTTGCAATGTTAGGAACTCCAACTATTGAAGAAGCTGAGTTAATAACATTTCCTGACATTTCATAACTAGTTAAACTTCTACCGTCTGGTAAAACTGTTGCTTTAAAAAATCCACTATCTTGAAAGTCAACATTTAAAGTTCTAATTTGGTATCTTCCAGAAGTTATTGCTACAGCCCCAGTTGAACTTTGTTCTCTTACATATGGTTTTGAAAACTCATATACAGATTCAAAAGATGAACCAAAAATACAAGAAGTATGATTACCTTTAACTACAACTGTCGTACCACTTTGACTGTCAATACTTAAATCTGCACCGTTTGTAGAGTCCATAGCCATTAACGTTTGGTTATGAGCATACGGTATTGTAAATGTAGTTTTGTTTGTTGTACTGTTATAACTACCACTTAATACTGAAGTTTGCATATCAATACTTACTGGAAAAGATAAAGAACCAAAATTAGGATTTCTTAAATCTATTCTTAATAATTTTAAATTTCTTTTTTCATTTGCTAATATGTAAATATAACTATCGTAAGCTTCTGCTGAAATTATTTGCATATTATTAAATGTAAACTTAGACCAAGCTGATTGTACTTTTTTATCAGCGTCCCAAAAATATTTATAAACAAACATTGTGTTTGCATTTGTAGATGTAATATCTGAACTTGCTGTATAAGGCGCAGTGTTACTTCCGTCTAACGTATCGTGACATAATACAACCATTGTATCTTCAATGTTGTTAGAAACAATTTTGTATGCGTTGTTAGGAATTAATGTGTTAACTCCAATTGTTATATCTAAACCATCGTTAGTTAGTGTATCATCATCTGCAAAATATTCTGTTATTGCAGTTTTATCATTTCTGTTTTGTGCAAAGTAAACAAATTTACCTGCCGCTTTAGGTTCAACTTTAGTGTCATGTGCAAACGTACTTGTTTTAGAAAGTACGGCTGTTGTTGGTGTAATACTATCTCCAGAAGATTCTAATATGTATTGTGCTTCTGCTGAAAATAATAAAAGTTGTTCGTTAAAATCTATAGTGTTGTAAAGTTTGTTTACAGTTGTACCACTAGCTGCAATATCAATAGGGTCAGTATCTAAAACATCTGTACCAGTTGTTACATAAAAATTATAATACTCACCATTTTCTGTCATAATTAAATTTTGTCCAGAAATAATTCCTAATCTGTTTTGAAAAAAAGTTAAGTTAGATATTTTTTGTCCAACAAAACTTGGTGCAGGGTTTGTTGTTTCATCACCTGCTACTCTGTTAGTGTAAGTTTGTTGTGCAAAAGTAAATGTACCATTATTATTGTTAACTAATGCGTGTGGCATTGTACTGTTATCTAGTCCAAGTTTTACACCTGGTCCTACAGTTTCTTTCCAAACACCGTTAGCTACAAAATTTACATAATAATCTGAAAGTGTATCACCTTCTTCACCAGTAATTTGAAGTATCATTCCTGGTTTTGCGTAGTAAGGTAAATCTGTAAAATCTTGTATAGCGTCTTTTACTGCATACATAGCTTGGTTACCAAAACCGTCTGTAGTTTCAATTCCAAAAGTACCACTACTAGTCGTAAGATAAATAGTGTTACCGTATTGTGTGCTAGAAAACGTTCCTGTAATTCCAGAATAGTTTGCTAATCCTTGTGACGTACTTAATGTTGCGCCAGTATCAGTTCTAATAGTTTTAAATCCTATACCGTCTGCACCACTAGACCAGTGTGAAGACGCAGTTCCATATAATAATATATGTGCAATCTTTTAGTGTCTCTAAATTTACCGTCTGTTGAAGCGTCATTACCAGTAGGCATTTGAAATAATACTTCTATTGGATATGACCAAGTTGAATGATTTAAAGTAACACTATACTGTCTACCGTATTGTGAACTTTTAACATAAACTAAAGCTTCTTGGACTTTTGCTGCTGTTGTACTAGAATTTTCTGCAACTGTTTTTTGTCCATTAGAAACAAAAGTAAAGTCTGCAATGTTTGTAAATTTTAAATCTTCTAAAGCATTGGTAGTAGTTAAATAAGAATTACCATTTGGAAAACTTACTGTCTTTTCATTACCTGCTAAATCAAAAACTTTAACACCTTGGTTATAAAATATAGCAACATACTGATTACTACTATCTCTATTAATCCATTGCACTGCACAATTATTTGGCATTGCTTGTGATGATAATAAATTAGCAACAAACTGTGTTCCTGCTCTTTTAGATAATCCGTCTATAATGTTTGATTGAAAATTTACTTGGTCTTCAGCTTGAGATACATTTCTTTGAACTGCATTTTGCTGACTAATACCATTAATAAGATTTGGAATTGACTGCGATATAACTGCCATGGTCTAACTCCTTGATGAACGTTTGTTGCCACGATTAGTAATGTAATTCATGTTATATTCATCTTTAAGAATATTAGCGTCCATTGCTCTTGTGTCAGCTTGTTCAAACTGTACGTGTGCTTCTTGTTCATCTATGTTTGCTAATTTAACTAATTCACTTGCACCAATATATCGAGCTGCAAAACGTCTTGACGCTTTTACTACAATATATCTTCGTGCATATTCTGGAAGATGTTCAAATTGTTGAACTAAAACTTTATCTATTTGTGGGTCCAGGGTAAATACATCTGTATGATTTTTTAAGTCATATAAAAAACCGTTACGAATAGTGTATTGATATAAATATTGGTTAGGTCTAGAAGCTTCTGCTTGAACGCAGTTAGAGTCTAGAGGAACTTTGTTGTCTGAGTCCCTTGCTTGTGTAACTTCAAATTCTCTATTAAAAAACCATCCTTGTGATTGAACACTCATAGAAGTTTCATCTAAAATATTCTTAGCGACAGCCACGTCTGTTCCTATATTTCCTGTAATAGAACTGACTGGGGCTTCTCCGATAAAACTTAGCATAGTATTAATTGCTATAAGTTCCGTTGTCGCTGTAATTTGTGTTGTCATGATTTTCCTTTTTTAAATTAAAGTAGGGGAGTCAGTCTCCTTCATCCCCTACTCCTATATAGTATAAATAAGCTTAATGAATATTAAGCGTCTTTAATTCCTACTGCACTTTCTGGTCTAAGTACGCCATGACCCATAGCGTATTTTGCAACCATTAAAGTACCTTGTCTTCTAATGTCGTATTCCATTTCAGTAGCTAAATCCATTAACTTAACAGTTCCAACTGCTGTAGGGTGACAAACTAAACCTTCGTAGTTAGTCAAGTTTACTGCTTGAGGGTTTGAACCACCCTGAGTAGCAGAACCTTGGTCAACACCTGAGTTCACGTTTGAAGCAACAAAATGAGGAACAGCAATTAATCTGATACCTGCAATTTGTAATACCCTTCCTGAAGCAACACCACCGTTAGCACCACCACTGAAGTCAACATTGACTGCGTTAGTAGCGTTTGCTAATTTGTAGTACATTTCAGGTTTTAGGAAACATATTCTACCTTCAGACGGAACGTATTTGTCGTCTAAAGTTTTCGCAGCATCAAACAATGAATCAATAAATCCATTTGCAGATGTTGCTGCTGTTGCAGAAGCGATTGCAGTATTAGTTAATACTGTACCACCGTCTCCACCAGTAACAGAAGCCGAAGCTTGTGCAGCTTGACCAACTGTTTGTAGAACGTGTTTATCTTTTTGGAAAGCTAATGCTCTTCCAATTTCTGTGCTGTACGCTGAACGTACATCCCAGTGATTCTTAGCTTCTTCAATGTTTGAAAGAAAAGCTGAAGAAATTAAAAGGTCATTAATTGTAATAACCTTTTCGTTGTGGTTTACATCAGACCCAAGTATTTCTGCACCTGGAGTGTGGTAAGCCGCAGTTGTTCTTCCCATCACGGGAAAAGTTGCGCTCTTTCCATTACTGATACTTCTAGTACTGTCAGCACCTTGTGTTTTACTCGCTCTGTCGAATGAAGTAATAACTTCACCGGCAAAAACTTTTAAAAACAATGCGTCTTCTGAACCAGAAGCGTTTACTCGTCCAATGGAAGCCGGAGTTGCGTTTGACATAATTGTCTCCTTTTTCTATTGTTATTGTTTAAAAAGCTTTCACAAATTTCAAGTATGTTTCACAAGATTGTCGTTCCTCGGAACGGTCAAGTTAATGGACTTTAACTTTGTGTTAGCAGTTGCTACCTAAATAGGTAACACAACTATGATTTGGCAGTTTTCGCAGCTCGTTTAAATTGTGCTGCTGTAGGTCTACCTTTTGTACCTGCTGTTCGCATTTTTTCACCACTACCTGCTTTAATTCTAGCACGTTTTTTGTGAATGTTTGCGTAGAGTCCTGTCTTTGCCATATTAATATCCTTTACTTTTTGGTTTCGGTTTTGGTCTTGGTTTCGGTTTCGGTTTTGGTTTGTACGGCATTTAGTATTTTCTCCAATTCTTCTAGTGAATGTTTTGCACAAGTTAATTTTTCAAAACGTTCATCTATTACTTTTAATAAATTATCATGGTCACCAATCCCTACTGGTTTCTGTAAATAAATATCTATAATAGATGTGTGTTCAGCTATACGTGCTTCGTATAGTTTTTTTAAAGCTAGTAACATTACAGTTCACTATTTTTTAATTTATTTTGAACGTCTGTTCTATAAGCATTATCCGAAGTATATCTTTCATCAGACATTGCTTGTGTAACTTCTGCCCAAGAACGATAACCAGGTGCATTACTTGTACTTGGTCTGTTTCCAGTTTGTAAATTAGGTTCAACACCTTCAGCATTTTTAAATCTAGCATTCAATCCTGCGATTGCTAATTTTGTTGCTTCAATGTCTTTACCATTTACTGTTGAGTTATAAGCATTTACTTCTGCTTCACTTAAATTGTTTGAAGCCCAAGACATCATATTGTTATAAGCGTCTGCGCCACCTACTTCTTGTTTAAGTGTGTTAGAAGTTTGTTGGGCAATAGCTTCTTGACCTTTAATAAAAGCGTCTACGTAATCTTTAGGTATTCCTGCTTTTTCTAAAGCGTCATAAGATTTGTCAGCTAACTGTCCACCTTCGTTGTATTCTTGTTGAAGAGAAGACATATCTAACCCTGCATTTTCTACAGCTTTTTCTGCTTTATCAATTGATAAATCAGCGTCATCTTTTTTGACTTCTTCTTTGTTAGGTTCTGAGTCTTTATTATTATTATTTTCAGACTGTCCTAATTTGTTTTCAAGTTCACCATAGGCTTTGGCCATGTCTTCAGCGTTCTTAAATTTTTCTGGTAACCATTCAGGTCTACTTTCATTCTCAAAAGTTTTATCTTGAGCCGAGTCTGTTGGTTGTTCAGAAGTTGTTTCAGCTTCTTTTATTTCTACTTTTTCTACCATTTGTTATTATCCTCTTGGTTTTGTAACGTTGTCTGCAACTTTAGGTGCAACTGCTTGTGCAGTGTCCATCATTTGTTGTTGTTGTTGCATTTGCATTTGTTGTTCTTGTTCTGCTTGTAATTGTTCAGGGGACTTAATTAAGTTCTCAGTTTCAATTCCATGTCCTGTTGCAAGTCTTTCAATTAAATCACCTATGTTTAATAATTGTACTGCTTGAGGGTTCATTTGTGCTAACTGTCCTATCTCTCCTACAAACTCTCTTAGTTTCTGTAAGTCATTACCTCTACCTAGTGCTTCAACACCAGTAATAATAGTTGGCCTTACAGAACCTTTTGGAAGTTTTGGTATTTCGTTTTTACTTCCCATTCTTGTCATAAGAAGAGAGACTAAAGGTAATTGTAATTCTTGTGATAATAAAGAATAAATTCCACCCATAGCAGTCTCAAGTTCATTAGCCATATATCTAATTTCTTGAGCCGTAACTCTCTCTGCTTGACGTTGAATTGCTGTGTTAAGTAAGAATGCGTATGCTAATCTTTCTTCAAGTCTAGCAATTGCTTTTTCTACTGTTTGTAAATCATAAAATTTCTCTGCTTGTAATACTGATACATCGTCTCTGTTTCCAGAAATAATGTCACCGTTTCTAGATTTTGCAATATCCATTTTCTTTGTAGTCGAATTAGGTTTTACTAAGAAAACCATTTTAGCTGAAGCTGCAGCACTTTCTACAAGCGCTTGTGATAATCCTTCTAAAGATTTTAAATCACCAATTACTTCGTCTACAAAACTTCTTCCATAACTTTCTGAGTCAACTCTAATCATTCTTAAAGCTAACCATGGAAGTTGGTCTACGTTATGTTCACCAACTGAAGTAGGTATTTTTATTCCTTTTACTTCTTGGCATACATAATATTTTTTATTATCTAGTTTGTAAATGTGTGTGTATAAATCACAATGAGTTTCAGACTGAGCGTCTTCTTTACTCATCATTTGTAAAACTTGTTCTCTAATTTCTAGGTCTAATCCTAAAACAGATACACTTTCTTTTACAACTATTTCTAATAAGTTTCCCTCACCGTCTCTCTTGCATACATATTGGTTAAGAGGAAAAACTCTCATACTACCTTCTTTAGGCATATGACATAAAACATTTCCACCAACAATTAAATGTTTGATTGCTTCAAATATTGGAACTCTAATTGCAAGTGACTCAATCTTACCCATAACTTCTCTTTCAATTTTTGCTAATGATTTTTCAATAGCTGTTTTAAGTTGTGGTTGTTCATCGACTTGTTCTTTAGCTTTGCCTGATATTGCCAATCTAAAAAATGGTTGATTTGGGGGGAGTAGCAACAGTAAGAGTTTACTGGCTAAATTGTTTACACCTCTACTTCCAACAGATTGGAAAGGGCTATAAAAATCTTGTGAAGGGGCGTGAGAATCTTCTGGAATTAAAGTTGGTATCGTCAATTCAGAACACTGTCTTCCACGATTTAAAAAGTGTTCTCTTTGTTCCGACAGAGAATTGTATCGGCTTTCTGCCGTGTTGCTTAAATTTTCTGCCATTTTAAATTACCTATATAATTGTTCCAGAACTACCAGGGATGTTTAAATCCGTTTGCATAGCGACTGTACCTTTTTTTGATTTCTTCTTCTTTGCTATATCTAAAGCGTCTTCTGAAGCTAGTTCAATAGTAGGTGCTAGTTCATCTCCTGATGAAACAGCTTGTCTAACTGGTGTGATTGCTTCTTGCACTGGTGGTGCAGAACTTCTTCCCATGCACATAATTGTTTCCTTCCTTTAATAAGTTGGTATTGTTAAATCACTAGATTGTGATGTAGTCACATCCGATGATTGAGATACACTACTTTTTTTCTTTGTATCGCTGACCACTGGAGTTTTATCTATCTCTGGTGGACTAGCTTTTGGGTCGAATGTATTACCGTCTACGTATTTAACATTAGGGTCAGGTCTTGTAACTACAGGTGCTTGTTTCGTTGATGAAATGCACATAGCTATCTCCTATCCTAATAAGTTATCTTCGTTACGTTTTTTTAATTCGACCAACCAATTGACTACACTTCTTTGTCCTGCTTTAAACCAAACTGTACGTTCATCATCTTTTAAATCAGCACTTTTTTCTGGAAAAACTTTGTCTAAAGTTTTAACAAGTTCTTCCACTGTGTAAGGTAATTGGATGTCATCTAAGGGGTTCATATCTTTTTCCTTCTAATATGGGTACTATTAGCCCCACAAATCTCCAGTCATACTACCTTTTGCATATTCAGTAGCACGGTTTTCAAAGAAATTTGTATGTTCTACGCCATTTAAAACCCAATCAAGCCAAGGCAATGGGTTATCTTTGACAGCAAAATTAGGTTTTAATCCTAATTGTAATAGTCTTCTGTCTGCTATGTGACGTATATATTGTTTAATTTGATTTGGCTCGATACCTTCTACTCCACCTTGTTCAAAAGCTAGGTCAATAAATTTATCTTCTAATGATACCATATCTCTTGCAACATCGTATAAAGTTTTTTTGAAATCATCATTCCAAATATGTTTGTTCTCATCTATTAAAGCATGAAATAATTTTATCATGTTATCTACGTGATGACTTTCATCTCTTATGGACCAGGTAACTATTTGACACATACCTTTCATTTTTCCAAATCTTTGAAAGTTAAGTAACATTACAAAAGAAGCAAAGAGCTGCAATCCTTCTCCGAATGCTGAGAACGTTGCAAGTTCTCTAGCCATGCCTTCTATACCATCACCTTTATTTCTAAAAAGATAATCATGTTTGTCAGCCATAGCTTTATATTCTTGAAATGCTTTGTATTCACTATCTGGTAATCCAATAGTATCATTAAGTAATGAATAAGAATGCGCATGATTAGCTTCACTTGTTGCAATAGATGACAACATCATTCTTATTTCTGGTGGTTTAAATTTTGGAATATAATTATCAAGGTACGCTTGAGCAATATCGACATCGCCTTGCGTAAAGAACTTTAATATTTGTGTAATTAAATTCTTTTCCTTTTCATTTAATCTTTCATTCCAGTCTCTTACATCTTCGGCTAAAGGCACTTCGCTTGGTAGCCAGTGCATTTTTTGTTGTTGGTCATAAGCTTCAAAAGCCCATGGGTATTGAAACGGTTTGTAGTGATTTCTTTCTTTTAATAAACTCATCCTAATAGTTCTACTCCTTCTATAATAATTAATATTAGTAACTCAATTACTAAGACACTGTGATACACAGTCCATAATATTGTTTGTTTTTCTTTTTTCTTTGTGTTGCAAGTGCAATACTTTTTTTTTGGTTTGTCCATGTCGTCAAATATACTACTGTCTGTCATTTTCCTTGTCCTCGATTCTTTAATTGTTTTCTGTTTCTTCCTTGTCGTTTCTTTTTATTCATCATGCTTGTGCTTGGTCTTCCACCAATGCTAGTCTTTTTATATCTAGACCTAGTTTCATGTGCTACGTCATTTGATAATAAATTGTTTTTCTTTTTTGCCATTATGCGTGACAAGCTAGACACTCGTCTTCTTCTGCGTCTGGTCTAACTTTCCTTTCTATCTTAGTTGAAATTATTTCTGCTCTTTTGATTGCTTCTGAACGACAATAGTAAAGAGTCTTTAATCCTTTTTTCCAAGCTGACAAATGTAGTAAATGTAAATCTTTAATATTAACATCTGCTGTTACAAAAATATTTAAACTTTGTGACTGACAAATAAATTTCTGTCGGTCAGCAGCTAAGTCAATAACCCAACGTTGGTCTATTTCAATAGCAGTAGCAAACACATCTTTTTCCCAATCAGATAATTCTTTTAAATGACGGACAGAACCACGTTTAGCTAAAATACTTTTCCAAGTAGTCTCATTATCTATTTCTTTTTCTTTTAATAATTTTTCTAGATATTTATTTTTCATTAAAAAAGTACCACTCATAGTTTTTTGACTATAAACATTTGCTCTAAGTGGTTCGATTGATGGGCTAGTACTACCACAAATAATACTGCTAGTAGCGTTAGGTGCTATAGCTAATAAGTGTGCGTTACGTAATCCAGTTCCTACCATGTCTGGTGCTTCACCTTTTTCTTCTGCTAGTTTTCTAGAAGTTTCTTCAGCTTGTAATTTTATATGTCTAAACATAGATATGTTTTGACCTTTAGCTAAAGCACTTCCAAAAGGAATTTTTTTACTTTGTAAATACGAATGGAAACCCATTGTCCCCAATCCAATACTACGTTCACGCATAGCAGAATACTTAGCACGGTGTAAAACATCAGGAGCGTTATTAATAAAATACTCCAATACATTGTCGAGGAAGCGAACCACGTCAGGTATGAAGTTATTGTTTTCTTTCCATTCATCATATGTTTCTAAGTTAAGAGAAGACAAACAACACACTGCTGTTCGTTCTTCATTTGTTGGTAATGTAATTTCACTACATAAATTTGATTGATGTACTTTTAATCCAATTTTCTTTTGAGACTCCGGCAAAGACTTTTGGATTGTGTCAATGAAGCTGATATAAGGTTCACCAGTTGCCACTCTAGTCTCAAGAATTTTTTGCCATAGTTTTTTAGCAGAGACTTTTCTAACCACTCGTCCTGTATGTGGGTCAATAAGTTCCCAACTGTCATCGGCACTAGGGTCAACAGTGCATTTATCAATAACAGACATAAACTTATCAGAGATATTAATACCATGGTGCAGATTAAGACACTTACGATGAATGTCCCCACCACTAGGTTTACGCATTTCAATAAACTCTTCAATTTCTGGATGTGATATATCTTGGTATGCAGCATAACTTCCTCTCCTTGTTTTACCTTGGCTGAACGCTAACATTTCTGAGTCAACTACGTGCATGAAAGGAATTGAACCAGATGATTGTGAGCCACCACTAGTTGACGTGCCGTCACTTCGTATGTGTCCCCAATATCCACCAATTCCTCCACCCACTGAAGCTAACCAAGCATTCTCTGTGTAGTGTTCTGTTAATCCGACTCGACTATCTGGTACATAATTAAGAAAGCACGAAATAGGCATTCCTCTTTTAGTTCCTCCATTAGTCAAAACAGGTGTAGAAAACATAAACCATAGATTAGAAGCATAAGAATATATTCTGTCAGCCATAGCAGAATCATCTGAAAATATTTTTGATACTCTATAGAATGCTTCTTGAGGACTTTGCTCTTCCTCTGTTAAGTATCTATCTTTTAATATTCTCAGCCCTGCGTCTGACAATAATGCGTCTTTACTATAGTCCATATTTCTATTCCTCATCTTTCGGATAATTTATTTTGTGTGTTAGATTTAAATTTAATTGTTGTTCTTCTTTTTTTTCTTTCTCAATAATCATGTCAATATACCGTTTAGCTTTTTCTAAATCTTGAATGCCATTTTTGTCACGCCAACGCATGACGTATTTAACTACGTTAGCTTCAGCAAACGGTATGTTGTTTTCCATAATGAAAGTGATTGGTTCAATCTTCCATTTAGTATAATGAGGTGGTTCTTTAATTATATCTGCCATCGAGTTACCTCACCAGTTTTCTTGTTGTATTCACCATGTCTTAAAATTCTAGCAACTTGCGCTTGTTGAAAAGCGTCATGTTCTAGTAAACCTTCTTTGGCATATGTTTTGACAACTAGTTCCCACTGTTCTTTAAGTGGTAACTTTTTATCATTAAGTATTTTTTGTGCTGTAACTTTTCCTATTTTTGGACAGCCAGAAAATCCATCAACTGAATCACCGGTCAATGTTTGTATCATGTGCCAATGGTCACAATCTCTTTTAGAAAGTTTTTGTATTGTTCTACCGTCTTGACAAAGTTTACCTGGAATTTGTCTAAGGTCTTTATCAAGTGAACATATAATACGTTCTTCTTTTTTCTGTGGCTGTGTAGCTAGAATACCTAGAACATCATCTGCTTCTAAGTTTGGATAAATGATTGCGTCATACTCATCAATTAACCATTTTCTAATTGCCCCTAATATTAAAGGTTTACGTTTTGCTTTACGATTATCCTTGTAGCTAGGTAAGATGTCTTTTCTAAAGTTAACACCGTCTGTTAGTGCAATTGTTATGCTATCACCTTTTAGATTTTCTTTTAAATCTTCTATCTCTGATAGTGCAAGATATTTTCCGTGGTTCTCATCAGCGTGTAATGTCCAAACTGTTGAGTCTTCCCACTTAATACTATGCTCTGCCATAGTCGAAGCTTTATAAGCTATGATGTCCCCATCAATTAAGAGTCTTCTCTTCATGGATTAATCCTCCTGTGGATTGGTTATGTTAAATTTTTTGATTGGAATAATTCTTTTAAAGGAATTAGAATGCACTTACTTGCATGGTGGTCACCAATCATTTTGTAGTTATCTTTAAATTTGTCAGCTATCTTTTTTAATTTAGGTACTTCAAATATTATTTTACAATAATCTTCTTTGCCTATTGCTAATATGTGTACCCAATAGTCTGCTTCTGTTTTAGATAAGCCACTAGGTTTGCCCCAACATTCAACTTCGATTGCGATGTTGCCTGTCTTAGCCCACCAGTCTCTTTCTGTTTTTACTTCTAGTTTGTTTTTGTCCTGGTCCAGTAACGATACTATTTTCTTTTCTCGTTCTTGACCGTACTTTAAGTCTATATCAAATTTACTGTTCTTCATTAATGTGTCTCACTCCAATTGTTTCCTATTTTATATTCGCCTGTTAAAGGCACTCTTAATTTGAAGTGTTCACCAGTTCGTTTAATACATTCGACAGCCAACAATCCTATCTCTGTTGCTTCTTCTCTGTCACACTCAACTTGTATTTCATCGTGTACCCACAATACTTGTTGAACTCCAGAAAAGTTTTTAACAGCGTTGTCAAACTCAACTAACCATTGTTTACAAACGGCTGCGCCTGCGCCTTGCAACAAAGTGTTTAATGCACTGAAACTATTTCTTACTTTAATTTGTCTTTTGTCTAGACCTACTAAGTAACCACGTTCAGCAGAAAGTTGTACTTGTTTGATTAATTTATTTAATGCAGGTAATCTATCTAAGAAACGTTTTTTAATTTTTGCTGCTTCTTTATTAGACTTACCAGTTACTTCAGCTATTCGAGAAACGCCTGCGCCATAAAGCCAACTATACAGAAATCTCTTACTTTGGTCTCTGGTTTCTAAACCTGCACTGTGTTGATTAGTAGTGTGTATATCACCGTTGACTACAATGTCAGCGTATGCACCACCATCAAATTTTGCAATGTAATGACCAAGCAATCTAAGCTCAAGTCCACTTACATCTACTCCAAGTAACACTTTACCTTTTGGTACTGTAAAGAGTTCTCGAAATTCTTTTCCGTAAGGTACACTTACTGAAGGTACTTGTTGTAGGTTAGGTTTCATTGCTGTTGCCCTTCCTGTTACTGCGTTGTTAGTATTCACAGTACCGTGTAGTCTTCCGTTACGTTCTAGTTTTAGATAAGCTTGATTACCTTCTGATAACATTCCAATTCTTTTTTCTAAAAGAAAATATTTTGCTAACAGTTTTGCTTCTGGATAATCTAAACTATTTAAAACTGTATCATCTACTTTTGGTCTACCGTCTGGACTAAAGTCTTTAGGTTTCCAATTATATTTTTCAGTTAATCTTTCAGCTATGTGCATTCTGCTAGAAGGATTAAACTCTACGATTTTATCTTTTAATGGTTTACCAGTTTTTTCAGAAACTCTTTTAATAATTTTAGGTTTAAAAGTTTCTTCCATTTCTGTTTTAATCTTGTCTCTTTGTCCAGACAAGTCAGCATAAAGTTTGATTGCTTTTTCTTTATCAAACAATACTCCATATCTTTCTTGTTTAGATATAAGAGCAGCTACATCGTGTTCGAGTTGCAAAGATTCTTCCGAATATTTTTTGCCCAAAATTATTTGGTATAAGTTATGTGTAACCTCTACGTCTTGTACACAATACTCTAACATTTCATTTGTAAACTCTTGCCAGTCTGTCTCAAACTCTTGCTTGTAATTCCCTAGTCTAACACCCCATGCTTTAAGGCTATGTTTGTTGACTAATTTTCTTGGGAAGTCTTTAGTATGTACACGTTTCATGTCAGACTCCATTAAGTCAGACCATATTAACCGTGTAGCAACTAACGTATCAAAAACTTTTGCTTTAGTTTTAAAGTTATATAATTTTTCTAACACAGGAATATCAAACTTAATAATATTATGTCCGATAATAAGTTCTGCATTCGTAAGTTTGTCTATGGCTTCATCCGTAGATAAAGTTAAGACTTGTTCCGTGTCTATATCTTTTAAGACTATGCAGTGTATTTTCGTACACTCTTCTAATAAGTTATCTGTTTCTATGTCAAAACAGTATTTGCTCATGTTTTTATTTTCCTTATTTTAATTACATTGACAGTAGGCATTGTTGTTATGTTACCTACGTCTCCTAACGTGCCGTTATCTTCAAAGTTAACGTCACCTACAATTATGTGTACATCCTTGTCGGCTCTAATAAGCCAACCTGCTGTAATACAAATTGTTACTTTACTATTCTTTGCTTCTTTTAAATTTAACCATGCGCTGTTGCTGTTGATGTCTTTCCAATAGCAATGCACAAACGGTGCATCCAATATTTTTTTATGTATAGTTGGTAGTTTCATTAATGTACTGTTGCCATTTCTACAGTTACTCGACACGCAGCTTCCTCAAACATTGAAACTTCATTTAACATTAATTCACAAGCGAGTCTTACTGTTGTGTTGGGTACTTGAATAGTTGCCATCTTAGTAGGATTTCTTTTACAGAGTTCGATAGCGTCACTTACTTCTTTAGTAACGTTCCAACTTTTTTTAATACTAGAAATCCTTTTCATGTCCCTCCGTTATTTCTGTTAAACACGCTGTGTCATTGTCAAAATATAATGTTCCACATTTGCCAGTGTCACCAGTGTGTCTATTTTTTAATACACGTACTGTTGTGTAGTTTTTGTTCTCATCATCTTGTTGATTTTTTTCCAACGAAATAACTCCGTCACTTAATTGACTGATTGCAGCCGAGCCACGTAAACTATTTAATGATGTTTGTAGTCCGTCTTCGTAACCTTTGTTACCTTCTGGTCTTCTTAAATGATTAACAACAAATAAACCTATGCCAGTAGACTCAACTAAACTTCTTAGCTTTGTCATTGTGACATCAATTAATTTTCGTTCATCAAAACTTTCTAGTCCACTAATTACAATTGATAAGTGGTCAAGTATAATCCATTTTACATTTAAACCTTTTGCAAGGTATTGAATTTTAGATAATAGATTGTCTGATTGTGTTGAACCAAAATGGTCAAACATATAAAACAAACCACTACCAACTGTAGAGTCAAAACTTTTTTTAAACTCTTCTTTGTTAACGTTGTCTTTAGATAAGTGTAATGGTTTTTGTAAATCAATTCCCATTATACCTAATGCAGAACGCTTAACACTTTCTTCTAATGCAATGTAGCCTACGCTTTCACCGTGTTTTAAAAGATGATGTGCTATTTGTCTGCAAAGCTGTGACTTACCTTGTCCAGTTCCACTAGTTATTGTAACTAACTCACCTCTTCTCATGCCTAAAGTTTTTTTGTTTAGACAATCAAAAGGATAAGGAACTGTTTCAGTTTTATCTTCTTTAGATATTAAATCAAAAACTTCTGTTCCAGATACAATTCCGTCTGGTCTATAAGTCTTTGCACCCCACATACAATCTATAAGTTTTGCAGTTTCCCCCTGGACCAACATTTCGTTAGCGTCTTTTCTTGGGAGTGTTGCTATTTTACATTTACCTGGAGTAAATAATTTTGAACATTCTTGAGCTGCCTTTTTGCCTGCTTCATCTGAGTCAAACATTAAAACAATTTCACTTGCTTGTTCGAGCCACTCAAGTTGCTGTTGTAAATCTTTCTTTGCGCCTTGGCTTCCAGTCTTAACTGAAACACAAGCCCATTTTAAACCTTGTGCTTGAGCCATACTCATAGAATCTATTTCACCTTCTAAGATTACTATTTTTTTATTTGTATCACGCCATAAGTTTTGTCCAAACAGTGTGGCTTGTTTACTATCACCTAACCATTGAAATGATTTGTCTGGATAACGTAGTTTCTGTGCAACTAATTTATTATGTTTGTCATAGTAGTTTGCAATTTGAACTGTCTTACCGTTATATTTTCCAGTCTGATAATTAAACTTGGTTGTTGTTGCCAAGTCTATATGTCTTTTGTTTAGAGGTTTAAGTTCCCCATGTATTAATTCAGTTTCCAATTTTGTTTCCTCTTTTTGTTCGTAAGTATGATAGTAATGTCCACAGCCAAAACAGTGTCCGTGTCCGTCTGTATAAACAGCCACGTTGTCTTTGCTCTGGCATTCGGAACATGGTGCGTGATAACTAAAATCACTTTTTTCCATATTGTTATTTCCTTGAAATTTTTTTGACCCAAAATATTTAGTCTGAAAAGAAAGACCCCTTTGATATTATCTCAGGGGTCACTACAAAAGGCAGTGCATATGAACTCACTACCTAAACGAAGGTATACCCTAATTTAATTCTTTTATCCACTCTTTTGGAATGAAGCCGTCAGCATATTTAAAACCATGCTTCTCGCACCACATTGCGTATGTTGTTTTGGATTTTTTTGAAATCCTAGTTTTAGAATTTGAAAATACAAATCTTAAATCTAGATTAGGGTATTGATTCTTAACAAGTAAAGATTTTTGTTTGTCTACTGTTAAAAACCTACCTTTGCCTTCTATGTACATAGGCTCACCATCTTTTTTAAAAAGAATAAAATCTGGTGTGTATCTATGCACCTTTTCAGGTTTCGTATATTTTAAAGTTATTGTTTCGTACTCAAACTTAATATTTTTTAATTTTAATTGAGCAGCTATTTGTTCTTCTAAACCACTTCGGTATTTAGAAGTCGTCTTTATCTTCTTGTACCTCGGTCTTAGTATCACTTGTAAACTCCTCAGTCGATTGTGTTTCTGAGTGTTCATATCCTTCTTCTTCTTTAAAACCGTAACCAGAAGAATTTGAGCCACCTTCAATTAACTTAATTATTTGTGCAGCTCTAAGTCTCATACTAACACCTGCGCCCACCATTGAGGTAAAGTACGGAATAAGTTCAGCACTAACTTTTAATTCTGAACCTCCCCAAACATTTACGTTTAACATTGGTTTGCCTTTTGCGTCAAAGAGTGTTGGTTTGTTTTCAAAACTCTCTCCACTTTTAGTAGTTACTTTTGCTTTACATTTGAATTTTAAGATAACGTTGCCAGTTGGCTTTCCGTCATCATCAACTTCATCGTAGTACGGTGGGTCAGCTTGTTTAACTTTCTTCCCATTCGATTTTTCTGCGCCTATCTTTACGCTTTCTTCTCTAGCCGTATCAATCATACTGATAACGTCTTGAGCGTCTTTTTTACTTAGTATAAGATTTGTTTTATAATCACCTACTTCAGAGAACTTAGTATCAGGGCTTGATAGCCATGGGTACTGAGCAATTCCGATTGGTGTAACAATCTTTGTGTACTTATTCTTCATTGTCGTTTTCCTCGTTTACTGTTTCTTTATCTAAATAGCCTTTTTCAATTAAGGCTACGCCCTCGTCTAAGGGCATTTGAACTTCGTCCATTGTTGACTCCGTTAGTTCTAATAGGGGTACTATTAAATAACCCATTAGTGGATTGGTTTAAGCAAAGAAAAACTCACTCTTCAGAACTTCCTCTATATCAAAGTCACCTTTTTCTGGAACTTCTGGAAGCTTCGTTTTCTCGCTATCGTTTAATATTGGTAACATTGATGTTTTAAAGTCTTCTAACGGACAACCATTTGAATACATTTCTACAAATGTTTCTCTAATTGTGTCAGCTAGTGTTTGACTGTCGGCAGCCAATGTTCCGAAAGAGTCATGCACATTACAAAAATGTGACAGCCCTTTGTCATACGCTTTAACTACGCACATAAATAAATGCGCTGAGTCTTGAGCGTGTATGTAGTTCGGTGGACAACTATTTTTAGCTTTGTGTACCGAAAACTTTTCTGTCTCTACATTAATTCTTGGTTTTATTATTTCACCAAACAATTTAGTTTTTACTCTCATAGATTTAAATTCTGGATAATCTTGTATCACTGGAAATCCAACTGGATTGTTCCAACGTACAGCGTGTCCAGACTTTGCTAAAACTTTTGCACAATCTTGTAAGAATGCCATACCTAATCTTGCTGAAGA